GTCTAATGATTTTTAATGATCACTAAATCTTGTGGTATTTCGGCGGTATATGGACATACACCGCTTGCTACTACATAACCTCCCTTCTGTTTAATCTTGTATTTTTCGAGTACTTTTCTTTCGTACTCGTCGTCTTGATACAATGCCGCCAAGCCTTTAAGCTTGATTGCGTACCGAAGCTGGTATGAAACATCACCATCATCGGGATATCGAAAACGAACAAAGTTAAACTTAGCAGTACCATGTTTATCCTGTATAACCTTCGAGAACTTGTTTTTGCGTTCTCTCAAGACTCGTAAGAGTCTAGGGTCAGACAGATGGATACCACTATCGTCGGGATAGTAGGATGGAACTATCTTCACAGATATTTCGTACCTACTGAGGATTCGAGCAATGACATCAAACAAAAGCTGGTAACAATATGTTAAATCGCCGAAGTACGAGATGTACTTCTTTTGAGCGAGATTCCATACGGTATACAGCCAAGGTTCTAAGTCAGAAACTCTAGTCCCGGTTGGATTCTTCAGTTGAAGAGGCCTCACGTCGCGATAGCAATAATAGTCGCCACCGCAGGACTCTCGAAACGGCACATTACCAGTGAAGGTTTTCTTCACATTGATCGAAAAGCCCACATCTGTGAGCGTATTAATAAATCGGTCAACGCTTTTACTGGGAATGATACAGTCATCGCCGAAAACGGAAACGCCAAAAGCTTCAGGTAAATTGTCACATACTGTGACAAACTGAGAGCAGCTGGTATCCCGATCAAGCGATACTGTTGCTATTCCGATAACGAAGAATATCAATGTTTCAAGTGGGAATGTTGTTGCGTTTCCCATACTACTTATCATCGCTAGCTCCTCGAATTGATCATTGATCAATGTCTTCGGAGAGCGAATAGCAGATAACGCAGTAAACCACGAGGTGTCAGAAAGGAATTTTACAACCTCAATGAGCACGCAATCAGATGCTTTACTAAAGTCTACTGTGGCCCCTTTTAGGGTCAGGGAGTAGAGATTAGCTAGCATCTTATGCTGGTCTTGTAACACAGAAATATCCAGACCAAAACGCCGTAGGCACCGCTCCATTATACGCCTTAACCCCTGCTGCAAAAACATGTTAGCAGTGGGTTCAACGCAAATGAATCGGCGATTTCGATCGTCTTTGTCTACAGTAGTAGCGCGTGAACCTTCAACAACACTCCACATTGGGTTTTCATTCCCAATGTTGAGCTCTCTTATGGCGTCAGCCATTTGAGTGTCCCATTTAAGGTAAAGTTGTATGAAAGGTAGTGCACCAGCAGTTACAGTGATTGGATAACGCCATTTATCTTCGACGTTCGTTTTGGAAAACTTCAACCCTAGGGTTGTTCCAGACGAATGACGACAGGCGTCGAACCAGGAGTTGAGTGATAATTCACCCAACACCTCTTGAAAGAGGTTCCTGGCTCTCAACCAAATCAGCTGCCGAAGTCCAAACTCACTTTTACGTGAGCAAAAGACTCCAGGAGTGGGGAGACTAAGGGCGTGTGCCCTAACATACTTAAGATGAGCGTTAGTACCGTTAAACGATCTATACGCCTCCTGGGTAAGTGTCTCCTGATCTGATTGTGAAGTTTTGAATTTCTTGAGAAATTCATAATTCATTCTCCAGTCAAAAATATACTGCGCACTCAAGTTTGACGAATACAACTGTGTCTCGTCAATCTTTCCCATCAAAGGGAAGTCACGCGAAATGGCCTGAAATAGCTGGTTAGCTACTATATCAGGGTTAAAAGAGCGGTACCGCTTTTTTACTTTACTACTTCTATCTTTCATAAGGAGGACTCCAAAATAAAACGAATATTGGCTTACTTACTGAGGCGACATCTGTTTCCAGAAGTTGGTGAAGTCGGAGTCACAGAAGAACTGTGCACCGAAATCGACCATCTCTTGGATTTCAGTCTGTGAGTACTCAACATCATAAGCCATTTCAACGCGAAGGGTCGCAACGGTTATTTTACCGTTTGCAAGTACCTTCGGCTTCTTCAGGGTTAACGTAGCACGAGGCTGCGTGTACCCATTAGGAGCTGACGAAGAGGCTTTTGCAGGCTTTACCGAAACGTCAATGGATCGACGTGTTCTTTGGTCAGTATCGGTGGCAACAAACAATGTTTGTTTACCATCAGCTAAACCAAGTGAGGAAAAAGCTACTGCAGTGCCACCAGTCACGGTGATAGAGGTAGGTGCGGTTACAATACTAGCATTTGATACGGACATGTTATATCCTTGATTGAATTGTCAAAACCAGATAATTTAATCAGAATTACCTAATTTAACGTCGCGGGTCGAATCTCTTGCGAGAATAACGACCACCAAGCAACAATGATGTTGCGAGGCTTGCTAAGTCTAAGACGGAAGTGATCTCTTTTTTAACACCATCTAAATCGAAGGTGGGAAGAGTATCGTTTACTGTTGGCACCCATGGTTTGCGAGACCAAGAATTATCAATGATAACTTCTGGTCCACCATTTGATGCTGAGATAGTATAGCCTGGCTGTGTCCATGAAAGGACTTGACGCGTAGAATTACGTCGTTCTTGGGATTTAACCCAAGCAGCGTGGATAACTAAATTTGGATCTCCAAGGTTGATTAAACCTTTTATAGTACTGGTTATATCCAGCATGCGATCCAGAGCCCAACTGTATGGCACAATCTGCCATAGACCAGCTGGTACATCCTTGAGTCTTGTCCCCGTAGCAAATGCAGAGTCTATCGCTGGTTTTTTAACAGTGTATAATATACCTGCACTAACCTCTGCCTCGTACTGCTGTACTTCAGATGAAGTGACAGTGTACCCGTTGGTACGGATAACTGTATCAGCAGCTGCTAGACGTGAGCTAAATTTAGCTCTAGATTTACGTCTAACATCGGGTTTATTGTACTGAAGTATTAGCTGATCCTGGAGGGCGTCTCTAACGTTCATGGCGGACATAAGTGTCTGTCCATACACGAAACGATAGGTCAACCAAGATTTTGCCAAGGCAACTTGAAACGTTGTATCCGGTAAGTTAGGGTTACCCCGGCCCTTACCACGCTTCAAAGTCTTTAACCTTCGTCCAAGGTCTCCTTCGATCTTACGACCGATATCGACTAATGGTTCAAGCGGATGCCGTAATAAAGCAACCGTCTTACGAATCTCCAGTAAGTCCTCAATAAAAGTATACGGTGTCTTATCCATCTTAGCTATGGCAGCTTGCCTAGCAAGAGAAGATAACTTTTCGATCTCAGAAGTGAGGTCCAGTGTTGTTTTACCAGACACTGACCAACCCCAAGAGGGGTTATCGAGAAGACGACTTACCGTGTAGTTTGACGCATTATAGCCAAAACCATCGGAGTTTCTCCGATTGGTGACGAGAAAAGGTGACGACATATACTCGAAATCACGACGATTAGCCGGATTGTTGAGAATGCGCCCTTCACTCATCAGCTTTTTTGCGTTAGGGACCACTACATCATTCATTTCCTGATACTTTTCCATTGACTTTTCCACATACGTGGCGCCAATGGTACCCGAAGGAATGTTTGTTAACACCCCTTTTACCGTGGTAGGTAATATATCGTCATTTCGACGATACCGGGGTCCAGGAGGGAATCTTGACATAAATACTCACTAGATGTTTTTCTACTGCGTGTTAATGTTTACAGACTAGCTAGGTCTAGTTGCGTTATTAAAACAACCGACGCTCTAGACTAGTCCCTTTGACCACAACCATCCATTACACTTAGCTAATAAAGCTAGAGGCATAACCGATGACCTTTTAAAGGCGTGTTGTGCGTAAACATGGAGGCGAAAACCCGCATGGTAGGTTGCAAATCTACCATGCTCAAAGCCCGGGATTCATTC